GCGGTAATGGTGGTGTAGTAATGTGTACCGCAGTATTTCAAACTGCTTACGCACCAACAGCTAACACTGACCTTACATACAATAATGGGTCTAATGTCGATGTATCTTCTCAGCAAACAATGTTTAACATGCATGATATCTCCGTTAGTTCCGCAACACCAAGCGGTGGTAGCGCAGAAGACTTACTATTATATAGTTTTGAATTAAATATTGCTAGAACTGTGACAAGAGTTGGTTTTAATTCATCAAGCAGTTTTGACCCAATGGGTTACGCACTTGGTGGATATGAAGTCACTGGATCGTTAAATGCAAAGCGTGATGGTGAATCTGTTTCTGCGATTGCTGAAGCCACATCTTTTGCTTTAGATATTGATACTGGAGTATATCAAATATTAGCGCCAACATGCTTAATTGACAGTGCATCTATCAGCTTTGATGAAGATGGCTTTAAGCAAGTCATACCATTTAGAGCCGTGTATACCGGTGCAACTTCTAGCACAATTGTTTCATTTGCTGGAGCTGCTGGCGATAGTTAAACCTGGGGTAATACAAGTAGTGAGGTTGTATGACCATAAAGACAAAGCACGGTGATTTTGAATGCCGTGAGCTAACATTTAAAGAGCGTAGAGCATTGCATAGAATTGAAATCAATGCTTTAAATGAAGATGGCTCAGTTAACTTAGACAAATACTATGATGTTATGGAATGGATAATGCAGCATGCATTTGAAGATGCAGAAAAAGCATTAGGCCATTTAGATGATAATGAAATAGATACTGTGCTAAGTGATATATATTCAAGGTATAAGAATCCACCCAAAAAAAAGAATTAAAAGCACGCGTTGCGATGTGGATGAATTATCATAACGTAGAGTCACGTAAGTTAGTTTTTCCATATCGCGCTAAATCGCCCACATTAAAAAAATCCATTACATATACTGAAGAAGAGTTATGGAATGAGATTGATCGTGTGCTTGCAGAAGACCTAGATGGTAAATTCACACCAGGGCAACAATTATACTTTAATCTATTGCATTGCGCAGATTCTTCGTATTTTTATGATGTAGATACTGTAATATTGCTAGAAGAGTATTTACTCTACAAGCGCTTTAATATATCATTATACGCCACAATAGACGAAGCATTGTATGAGCGTATGTCGCTTTTTAGCGCTATTGATGAAGAGTATTTAGCAATTCAAAGAATGGAAAACGATGGCCGCTGAAAAATTTATAATAGAAATACGAACTCAAGGCTTTGCGCAAGCAAACAAGTCTTTAGATAAAGTAGCAAAATCCTCAAGAGCATTTGCTAGAGAAGCAAATAAAAGCGCTGGCGCAGCAGCCGGTTTTAGGCGTAGCATGTCAAGATTGCGTAATAGCTTACTATTGTATGGATTTGCAATGGCTACTGTCATTCAATCCACCAGGCGTTTTGTTGACGCATCATCAGGCTTTGAAAATGTAAAAACAAGACTAGTGGGTTTAATGGGTTCTGTTGAAAGAGCAGAGCGTGCATTTAAAACATTTAATAATGTTGCTGCAACTACGCCATTCAGCTTACAAGATGTGGTTGAGGCTGGTGCGCAGTTAAAAGCATTTGGTGCTGATGCCGAAGCATTAATTAAGCCAGTAGCGGATCTTGCTGCATTTATGGGAACAACTGCTGTAGAAGCGGCAAATTCATTTGGTCGTGCTTTTGCTGGTGGTGCAGGCGAAGCTGATATTTTAAGAACAAAAGGTGTGTTAAATCTTGTTAGAAGTTTTAGAGGCATTGAAGATTTAACTAAGTTGACATTACCTGAATTTCGCGATGCATTACAAGAAACATTAGTTGATCCAGCCGTTGGTATTGAAGGAAGTACTGACAGAATGGCCAAAACATTTACTGGCGCTTTTAGTAATATGATGGATGCAGTAACAAGACTTGCTGCGAATATTGGCGAAACATTTATGCCGACAATAAAAGAAGCTATGATTGGATTGGGTGGTTTAGCAAGTGAGGCAGATAGATTCTTGAGATTTGTCAAAAATGGGCATGCTGAATTTGATATATTTGGGCAAACTGTTGATGACTTTAGTGTAAAAATTGAAACATTGACAATAAAGCAATTAGAAGATGAGCTTGTATCACTACAACAACAACTAGAGCAATCTAAAGTACCAATGGATAAAGCTGCTGAATCAACAGCGCATTTTGTTAATGGTTTTGCAATAATGGGTGTAGAAACTCAAAAAAACAATAAAGCAATACAAACATTGCAAGAAACTTTTGGATCATTTAATGGTGAACTTGATTTAGGAAATGGAATTACTTTAAAGCTTACTGATGTTTTAGATGGTGTTAATAAAGTATCTCAAGATTTTAACAATACTCAAGTAGCAACTAATGTAAATGCTCAAGTATTTCAAGAGAGAATAGACGCGATCATTGCATTACTTGATAAGAAAAAAAATACAAATGAGGATTTAACGGCTGCACAAGCACAATTTAAAGAATTATTAGAAGGTACAACATTAGCTCAATTAAAAGAAATTGAAACGTTAGAACTTTTAATTGCTACACATCAAGAAGAATTAGGCACTAATGAAGAAGTAATGGCAGTGCTTACCATGCTAAAAGAAAAATATGATAATCTTACTGGTGCAACAAAAAAGTCTAAGGAAGAGGCAAAGGCAAACAAACTAGCTAAAAAGGAAGAAGAAGAGCAGTTATTAAAAACAGCAGCAGCTACCACTGCAATTGCAAGTGGGTTGCAGCAGATATTTCAAAAAGGTGCTAGTGCAGAACAGCAATTTAAAGCGATCCTAAGTACGTTTGCGCAATTAGTTTCAATGGGTGTGTTTGGTGGCACAAGTGGTGCTGCATCATTAGGTGGCTCAATATTGCAAGCATTTACTGGTTTTATTGGGCATACTGGTGGTTTAATTGGTAATAACGGCATACAACGCTTTGCTACTGGCGGTATGGTCCAGGGCCAAGATAATGTTCCAATACTTGCACAATCAGGCGAATTTATTATGCAAAGAAGCGCAGTAAATAGTATTGGCCTACAAAACCTTGCTGAAATGAATAATACTGGTCAAGGTGGTGGAGTTACAATAAACATTGCAGGCGATATGGTTGGCGATGAGGACCATGTAAGAACTAAGGTTCTTCCTGCTATACGAGAAGAATTAAGGCGTGAAGCTAACGCATAGATTATGGCATTATCACCAAGCTCAAATTTTACAAACGCTCTTAAACGTAACAACGATATATTCCCATTGGTGCAGATTGGTGGCAGTTCAACTATATATCTTAGCACTAGAGATGTAACAGTAGATTCTCAGGCCTACGATGGAAGACTATTATCTACGCCAAGTATTAATTCAAGTATAGATTTACGCAATTTTACCAGCAGAACAAGCAATATTACATTGCGTATTGTCAATGCTGGATATGCAGATACATTTGGCAATAGAACCAATAAGACTGTTACTATATACTTTGCTAATAATGGCACAACATCCTCGTTAAGTGATTGCCTACAAGTATTTGTTGGTAGAGTTATTGGCATTACTAAATTAACTGATAGAGAGATAAGCGTTAATTGTGAAGACTTTGCTGCATGGCGTTTTAATAAAGTGTTGCAAGATCAAATTGAAAACGAGTCAGGTTATAATGTGCCAGTAAAAGGCAAATTTAAATCAATTAGCTATGGAGACTTTGACAATAATACATCTACAGAAGCTAGTCCAGGTTTATGTACGAATAGATTTTTAAGGCCAGCGCATTTAATTTCGCATGATAGTGAATTTATATATTACGATCAAGGTTTAAATAATAGTGCTGCAAGAGGTCATGTATATATTGCAAGCATAGATAGATTTGTGCCAATAGAAAATGCTACCACTGCTACGACATCTAAATTTGGTACAAATGTTGTAAGAATTAATAATGTATCAGATACTACAAATCAAAAAACATTTTTTAAAAATACTGTGAGACTCTCGCCAGTACATCAAATCGAAAATTCTGATGTATCAAATCCTAATTTAGATGTTAATGTTACGCCTACGTTAGCAATTAATGATGATGATGCTGACTCAGTAACAGTTTCTACAACTGGAAGTGCATCAGGTAGTCCGGCTGGTATATTAGCTGCAATGAGTGGACAATTAAATGGCAGTATTGCAAAAGTAGTTGCAGTGATTATTGCTGAAAATGTTGCTCCTGACATTCCTAACGGTATTGTTAATTTTAGTGTGGCACATATATATGACAATAGTGGTACTGATACGTTATCAGGAATACATGAATCTGATGTTACAACTGCTAATGGTTGGTC